ATGCAGCCGCCTTTTCTGATAACCCTTCACATGATAATGTAGGTGTCATCATACCCTGGATAGCTTCTGTAAACAAACCGCTTTCATCGGTTGTCATGTCGATTGTCTTTGCATCGTTCTTAAAGGTCTTTTTAGTTAAAGACATAAGATGCTTCCAAGTGCTTCCACCATCGATAGAATACTGTACAAACCCTTGCTGACCTGTAAATTTTGCCATTGTATTTAATTTTTAAATTTGCTCTATTTGATGTTTAAATCTGTATAATTTAGTTACATAAACCTTATCCTTTGCATCGAATACCAGTGTATTAGTCGATTCCAAAACAGTTGATAATAAATTCAAACCATTTGCCGATAAACTAAAAGGCTGCGTTTGCTTATCTGGTACCAACCCCAATAATGGAATGCCTATACTTTCTGCTTTACTTTTACCAACTGCCACCGATCCAAATCCAACACACTTAATCAATATCGTTGCTGTCCTATTGAAATGCTCATCATCGTCAAACGATGCCTCTGTTTGTGTTGATAAAACAAAGTATGGATTCGTTTCCTCTTTTACATTGGTCTCATCCCATACATCACCTACATTCAACGCTTTTATAGCATTGTACCATCCTTCCCTAATATATTTACCGACCTCAACCACGTTTAAGAACTGCTTTTATATTTTCAATTAATACTGTTTGCTCTCTCACGAAATTTGGATATAAAAAAGGGGCTGCAGGCATTCTACCTTTACCATTCACATAAAATGTCATTGCGTAAGCTTGTAATTCATCTGGTAGACTACTTACATAAGCTGCTGCATATTCTCCAGTGCCAAACTCAACATAAGGAGCGTAAAATAGATAAGCGCCTATTTCCTTTTTTAAGAACCCATTATCTTTTGCCTCAATGCTATTCTGTAATTGACCACCATTTGCAGGACAATCTTCCTTAGCATTACCAGCTATATTTTGACAGCTTGCCATCATCTCAGCATCAATCTCGGTTAACATGGCATTTTTGCGACCTTCCAATTTGGTAAGCCATGCTTCCACGCCTGTTAATTTTACTGAGTATGACATTAGCTTTCTATTGTTTTCACCGCTTGAATAGTCCAGTATCTACTTTTATCACTTATAAATAATTCAGTAAACCCGACTATGTTGTAAATTATTCCTTCATATACTACCCTGGTCTTTACCTGTGGGTTATATTCAGGATAACGAACTGTTATTGTATAACCACTTTTTAAAACTCCCTTACCTTGCTCCAGCGCATCTATTAATCTAGCATTCGTTTTTATGTTCGCCCAAATATTGCCAATTGATGACCACGTTTCATCTACACCACCGCTACCATCGTCGGTAAATGTGCATGCTTCTATTGTTACCAGTTTATTTAATGCTCCTATCCGAACCATGATACATTCTCTTTAAGTCCTTGCAATGTATTCTTAATAATATCCGGAACTACTCTTACAGCTTCTCTGCTATTACCTATTTGATAAAGCTGCTGGTCTCCTCTGTTTTCATTAAAGAAAACTACCAATTGCTTCATAGCTGTTTTAATCTGATCTAATCCTGTTAAGTCCGGATTAGTAACATAAGTAATTCTATAATAAGCTGGTTGGTATGCGTAAAACTGTTTGTTCTCTTGTATTTCCCATTCAGTAGTTAGTGCTGAAATATCAACCCATGTATCTAAAGGATAAAACCTTCTTTCTACTTTGCTTATAGTACCAATAAAACCATAAGGCATTAACTGTGAAAATGTACCATCATTAAATAAGGTACAAACTAAATTCTTTGGAGTGATTGACTTGTTTAAATATTCTTCAATCCAATACCTTGCTGCAGGAATAAGAGAGGCAAATATGGTATCCAAATCACTACCCGAAATATAGTTATAAGCCTTCACATCTGCAACTGTTACAATCTCATTGCCGCTGGATGTTTCCGACTTATTACAGGTTAATATTGCGTTTTGTTTTGCCATGCTTAAAGTAAAAAGGCGGCGGCATATTCGCTACCGCCTTTTTTAGTTAATATTTACTAAGTATTAAACTAAGTTCACATACTTAAATGCTGTGGTTAAATCCACCGCTAAACCTTCACGTGCTTCACACAATACAGTAATCTTGTTTTGTGTTACGTTGTTTCCATCTTGCTCGAAGAAGCGGATAGAAATATCTTCAGCCTGCACAATATGAGCATAAGAGAAATCACCTATTAAGGCTTGTCCCTTAGTAACCCAGTTACCTTTCACTGGCATGATACCATTGAAGGTTACCTCACCTTTATCGCTAAAAGTTAAGTTACCTGGTTTCAAATATTCTCCTGAACCGGTTGCTTTAGATGTAAACAGAGAAGCGAAATCAGAAGGTTTTGCAATCACATGATTAGGCACGAAGTTTGCCTCTTCAATTTCAGCGATACAGTTAGTGATCTGATCGAATCTGTTTGCCCCTGTAGAGGTAGCAGCAGAAATCAATCCAGTTAATGCGCTATAGAACGCTTGTGATTCCTGAATGAAAAAATCCCTTAACAGCATCTTTGGTAATGCTTGTTGCAAGTATGCATTATCTTGTAACAATTGTCTTGTAGGACGTGCATAACCTTGGATATAGTTAGCCTGGATAATTTCACGTTGGAAATTGTAATCTACCTGATTCTTTGCAGAACCTTCGGTTTGAGTAGCAAATCCACCATTGCCACCATTTTCAACATGCTGCCAGTAAAGACCAGTAGATGATGGTACCACATCCACGATGTCACGGAATAACACAGGATAACCTGGTTTTAAAACCGCATCAGGACGGATAGTAGGAATTGCGATAGATGAACCACCACCGAAAGTGGTGTTTGTCATATCACCTGCAGCAGTTTTGTAGTTCATATTGCGAACTCCTTTCAGCTCCATGTCAAACTTTTTGCCAGCTTTCAGGTTCGCCATGTTATTGTCGATACCATCCAACCAAGCTTCCATGAAGCTCTTAGTTTGTTCGCTTGCAATACCACGAAGTTTGCCAGCTTGTTTTTTATATTCAGTGAAATCGTTTTGTAAAGTGTTAAACTCTCCAATAACGGCTTTCATTACTTCAGTAAAGGCTTTACCTTCACTTACTGTTGCGCCCTTTTCATCAAAGAAAACCTTTGTTTTCTCCTGAATAGCAATTTGGATATCTTCTTTTGACACTCCAGCAGGAATATCTTTAAACGCAGAATTTAACTGCTCTGCGAATGCTTTTGATTCGCCTGTAAGATTGTCTGTATTAATTTTAAACATCTTATTTTAGTTTTTAATATTAGTTAATAGCTGTTTCCAATCAATCGTTTTAGAGCTATCCGGCAATGGTGTATTTTCTACGGCCAATGTGGTATTTTGCTTTATATCAATGATTAATTGCTGCATTTGCTTTACCTGAATAAGAAGCATTTCGATAGTGTCATCGGTTGCATCTGTTTTACGGCAGAACTTCTCTATTCTGTCAATATGAGAGCTTAATATATCCAACTCCTTGCCATCAGTTGATTTTACTAATGGCGTGTACTGATTGGCACCCCAACCTGTAAGACTCGATCCCTCCCAAAGTTTAGCTTCGGTAATTTCCCACACTGGAGAATTATCATTATTTTTCCAGTCGCCTATTTGGTTTTGCTTAGTTGTTTGAAATCCGATAGAGTGCTCGGTAATCAAACCATCGTCCACCATTTTTAAGAAATCTACCCCCAGTGAATGGCTTCCTACTTTGCTTTCATAAGCTAAACCATAAGCATCTTCCTTAAGATCGGTTAATTTACCAAGTGGTTTACTAACATCGTGGTTAAGTAAATGCTTAATACGTGGCTTTGTGCTATTTGGACCATTCTCATTAATGGACTTCTGAAATGCACCTGGTCGGATTACATCTCTATCACTATCGGGAATATTGAACGCAGAAAAGTAACCCTTAACAATACCAGTTTCCTTATCCATGTCTTTGATAAGAAACTGTAATGACTTGTAGTTATATGCTTGCTTCATAATTCGATAAATAAAAAAGGGTCAATGCACCATTTCTGATGTATTGACCCTCTATTTGGAGTTCTTTAATTTAATTCCCTTATCGCTTGGGGTTCTACTTGGTAGTTAACTGTAAGCGTTCCTGATAACCACGACCCTCTTTTTTAGTTTGTTCAGCGTGGAAGTTGTTAATCACTCCACACTTGCACTTGATGGATATTTTCCCCTCTCCTAATCTTCCAAAGAACAATGTATTGCCACAGCTTGTACATTTTATCTTTGGTAAATCGTCCTTTTTTATATCCATTCTGAGAACAAATATACTATTAATTCATAATTACTAACTTTTTTAGCAAATTTATTTTTTAGTAAAGAAAAAGGCTGCGATAAAAACAGCCTTTCCTCAAAAACAATAAATATGTCAATTACAGGATACAAATATAATAATTTACTAATAATATTAGCATTTAACCAGTGACGGCAATATTAATTTCTTCAAACTGTCGTACCGTATTTGGTTAACAACCTCCATTGAATGATACTTTTCTGCCCAATCCCTTAACGCTATCCCATCCTTTATAATTTCCATAGGATTGTTCAAGTAGAATACAATATGCTTTATCCAGTCGCTTTCTTTTTCTACCCATTTAACAGGTGGTTCATTATCTATAAATGTTGATACACGAGAACATATTGCAGGCATATATTTAGTTGCGCACTCTAATATCTTCAAATTGCTTTTCATGCTATTAAACTGGTTGTTTTCCAAAGGAACAATTCCCACATCCCCATGATTATATAAGTTCATATACTCATTAACTCTTAGTTGCCCTAATCGTTTATAAGTGTCTCTTTCGGGTCTTCTGCCGCTCCATATCATTTCTATCTTATCCCAATAGTGATTATCTTCCATTGTGCTATCATCATACCCACCTAAAACCATTTGCCCTAGTTCCTGGAATAACTCGTTTTTTCGTAATTCTTTACACGTATATTCAAGCAATTTAATATCATGGTAATGTGTTTTACCGCCAGCATAAAAGAATCTTATCCTGTTGCTTTCTTCCTGACCTTTATTGAATTGTCCTCTATCAAATGGGATTGCATTAGGTATAATCTTAACGTTTTCATTATGCTGCAGGAATTGATTTTGCAGCCTTTTATTTGTTGTCCACACTTCGTCCGCAACAGCTGCGTAACCTATTTGCTTTTCTGCCATTCCCCATTTTGAATAATGAGCATGTAGAATGTGTTTAGATGGTAGCTTGTAATAATCATCATAATCAACTATAAGTTTGATGTTATGCTTATCACAGATTGCACGGCATTCATCAGGATGGTTATCTATTACCCTACACATAATCATAACATCAGCCCAATCTAAATCCTCATTAAATATTCTACCAATAGCTTGTTTAACCTTAACCCCTTCCATATAGTAGAAAGGATTAATTAACCTGTGATAAAATACAGCGTTGTTTTCGGATGGGTAAAATAGCAGTATGTTCATTACACAATGTCTTTATATTCTGGTTGCATATTAGTAAATGGATCTTCTGTAAATAAACTAACTGGAGGCATTGAATACCCTGTAATACTTAACCATATACAGCCAGTTTCTTTAATAGTTTCCAAGTCTTCTTTTGAAAACTTCCAACATGATATTATTGCAGGAATCTTGGTGTTGGCTTCGTCGATTACTACCTCCCCTTTAAACACAGGTAAATCCATGCACTGTTCATCAGTCATGTTTTCGGGTTTCTTAAACACCATGTTTCTATATGGGAAGTCAGCAGGCAGCATTAAGGCTTCTTTGGTTTAGTTTCCTTCTTAGCCTCTTCCTTTGGTAGCAATGCCAATATCTTATCTGCTACTTCGTTAAATTCATTGTTTGTTAACGTTGCGTGATCGTGTCCTTTTATTGAACACTGGAATAACACTGCTATAATCTTTTCTTTCATATATTTATTTTAGTAAATTATAAACCTCATCTACTGTAATATCGTGAATATTTTTATCCATATATATAGCTTCTGGATTCTTCCCCCACATTCCTTGGTTAACAAATAGATAGTTTTTAACACTTAAAGCATATGCCAAATGACTAATGCCTGTTACTACTGATATTAAACCTTTAGATTGCTTCATTATGCTGCATACCGTTTCAAACTTATTATCGAAACATACCGAGCAATTTGGTTGTTTTATAAATTCAGGATCATCATATTTTGAATTACCGAATATTATAAACCTTTCATTTGGCATTGATGCTATGAGTTTATTCCACATTTCTTTTGGCCATTTCTGATTATCAGGTAATGATCTTGAAAAAGGAGCTATAATATAATATCCTTTATCGTTAGAATATTTTAAACTAAACTCTAACTCTGGTCGTGGGATATTTTTAGGTATTTCTAATCCCATAATATGATAATGCGCTTGTATCATGTGTAGATTATGCTTATCTGCAAAACGAAATGCAGATATTAAATCAAACGCCTTATCATAATGCGAATTATTGCTTTTTTTGATATTATATCGTTTTGGGATCAAATCAAATAGCTGCTCAATTTCTGGATGTATTATAACCTCCAAAGATGTATTTTTAGATAATTCTATCATTACAGGAATAGTCCCTATAAAGTCCCCAATTAAACCAATGTCATTTTTTAATATCATGGCCTGTCTTTAGCGTTTAAACGGTCTACCATAGTCCATGCAAGGTCTATACACTTATCACACCAACCTTCTTTATCATCAGGTGTAAACGGTACCACCAACATCGCTTCCTGAGTAAAAGACTGATGGATAGTAATTCCGTCTAATGTCTGTTTGTCGTAGTTAGGTAGTCCTGTGACCTTTTCATTTCCTGTAATTTGTGCCATAGTTATAATTTAAAACAAAAGCCTCAGTCCGTGGATGAACTGAGGCAGTTAATAATTGCTACTTTCGCAGCCCTTACCGTGAATCACATCCACTTAATTAACGGTAATAATAGATTGCGAATGTAAGTAAATATTTTAAATTGCTAATAATATTAGTATTTTAATTATCGGGACCACTATTGCGAAAAAGAAACCTTCGCCCCGCAAAAAGGAAATCGAAAAGAAATTATAATTTGACGTTATATTAAATAGCACAATATGACTTACGAAAACCGAAAGCTACAGAACTAATTTCATGAAGTCTATGGAGAAAGAATATAATATAAATATTAATAATAAAGTAATTGCAGGATTATTGTTGCAAATACTAAG